GCATTGGAATGATGTTACTCAATTTCTTTTCTTTCTTGTTTGGGTAGTAGGTGTAGTCGCAGCCCATAGTAAAGCAATGTTCATGCCCATCATCAAAGACTGCACAATTCTTTTTGCCACACTCAGGGCAAATCTTTTTAGTCTTGTATTGACTCTTCATCTAAGTTGCATTTGTGTTCTCTTAGGTTTACATCAACCCATGTCTTTCCGTTGTAAACTCTCCACATCTCATTGATGGGATCAAAATAAGTTGCACCCGCTTTTGGATTGTCAGGCATTTTGTAATTAAACATTAGTACCAATCGTCTGGAATAGTTTTATCGCAGTATTGAAACCCATGTCTCGTACACCATTTGGCATACGAGATAGAGTTCTTAGCTTTAGATAATTTAGTCTTGCTGTTTTGAAAACAAAATCTAATATCTAGTTCGGGTCTAGTCTTCTTGATGATAAGATGTTTTCTTCTGTCCTCTTTTGAGAAGTACCCTTTTGTTTCAACAATAAAATTGTCGAGGATAAAATCAGGCTTGTAGCAGCAAGTAATTTCATAATCTATTTCGAGGGTTTCGTAGGTAAATACAATTTTCTTTTTCTTTAGTGTAGCTGCAAAGTCAGCTTCAAACTTACTCTTGTATTTAGAAGTCGGCTGCTGTTGCAGTCGTTTGTTCTTCATAGTCTTCTACCTTCAATGGTTCTGTTGTTTCAAAATCACTTGCTCCTCCTCCCTGCCAAGGTACTATGTCACGAAAACAAATACTAAGTGGAAGACATCTAATACCTACACCATTACCACCAGCGTCATAGCCTGACGCTAGGAAAGCAATCTGTCCTGTAGTCTCTGGACTTATTTTGTCCATTGTCTTTCTCTCATCTTCATTCATTAATACATTTTGTCCTGATTGACTATCATGCCTGTAAAAAGTTACAGGTGTATTGATACCTTTCTGTCCTTTGTAATTTTTCTTAAGTCTGATTACTAAATTATCTTCTTCAAAAGACCAAGGGAATGATGGCTGCCCTGTCTTTGAACTCTTGGTAAGAGTAAAACTTTTGTTAGGAAAGGCTGCCTTTAATTGAGTCTTCCAACTCTCAAGTAAAGCTTCAAGCTTATCTACTATAAAGACTGTAGCTTCAACAAATTTACCTTCTTCATTTTTTATCTGTGATCCTACAGGAATTAAAGCTTCTGTCTTCCACTTCTCTACACCTAAGTATTCATCAGGTGTTACAAGATAAGAGTAACGAAAGCGTGTACCTACAGGAGTAACTATTTTAATAGTCTCCGATTTTAAATTTTCCATTTTGAAACCTGTTTGTTATTCTGGTTAGTCGTCTAAGAAAGACGTTCTTTTATATTACCTTGATCTTCTTCTATGTAAATATATATGGTGCAGTCAAAACATCTGTGATGTCATAATGCCCCATGCGTAGTGCTGCTGGTAACTTACTGGTATCACTTAATTGTTCTGCTGTTTGATGATATAAATTATCTAAATTATTGTCACTATATATATCAAAGAATGTTTTTTTTACACAGTTTATAAAGCTATTTAGATCACTTGCTGGGCTGCCATAGCAATCATGAATAACACAAAATTGTTTTAATCCTTTCTGGTTGGCAAGCACCAAGCTTAACTGGCAATGTGCAGCATCAAGACTATGAATATAATTACTTGGGAATCCCTGTATCTGTTTACGTTTATCAATCTTATCCACATCACCAGTTGCTATAGATAATTTAATACTTGAGTTACCTATCTTTGTAGTAATTCTTTTTACTTGATTCTTAAAATAATTTTGTTCTATTAAAAAACCAGATGGACTTTGCCAAGAGATAGCTTTGTCTTCTCTGTTAAAACACATAGCAGTAGCAGCTAAATACTTTAATACTTGATAACTCTCAGGTGTTACTTTCCTTACAGCTTTTTCTATCATGGTTGCTAAATAAAAATTGTTCTGAAAATTTTTCGCCATAAAAACATTTTGATTTACAAAGTATTTTTCTATGTAGTTTGCTATGCCAAATGTTGTTGAGTTATAAGGTATCATCAACACAGGTTTCTTTATAAACTTTCTTGTAAATTTATCTTTATACTTATACCATTCTTTAGCTTGTTCAGAGTTCTCAGTCTTTAGTAATACCAACAGAATATCTAGTATTTGTTTATATAAATCTTGTGGTTCTTTTACATTTTGTAGGTTTACTTTGTTAGCTAAACTTTCATTACCTATCAGTCCAGCTATATGTTGATAGCCATTATTTGTACCATCAAGGCAACAAACATGATGAGACTTATATCCCCACCCAACAATTTGAAACTCTGACCATTCTTTACACCAAGCAAGAAACTGAAATGGTTCTTTTGCTTTGCCCCATATATCAACATTACCTACTGGATCTCTATATACTTGCTCTGCTAGATCAGTACCTTCTATGAAAGCCCATTCTAATCTTTGTTCGTATGTATGTTTATTCATACCCCAATGATTAGCACCAGCGATAGCCAGCCAGTTCAAGTCTTGTTTAGTCTTGATCTCTCCACCTTCATAGAATCTATGCAGCCCTCTTGCTATGTCATTTCCCTGTGGGTGGAAGTGTGCAGTCATGCAATACATTCTTCCTGTGAAATCATATTGGTATAAATGATGAAACTTCTCGCCAGCATATCGTTTAGCTGTATCAATCATGGATAATATCTGATACCTCTTGACCATATTCTGATGGTTCATATCATGAATTAAAGATGCGTGGTATCTCCATTCCTTCATTGCATCTTTATCGTTTACATCTACTGGCTTTGTTGGTAGTTCTGCAAGCTCTCTATCAATCAATGAACCAACTTCTATTCTTTCCTCCCAGCAATATTCAAGAGTTTCTAACACAAATTGATTCACTCCCCATTCAGTTTGACTCGCCAGAGATAACGCTTTCAGACTTGTTGTTAGGTCTGTTTCTCGTAATCTTTTTAGGTAGTCTTGATTAGAAGTCTTTATAGCTCTAGTCTTTAATCTCTCAGTGTAATATCCACCATCATTTATAGATGTCCATTCCCTAGGTTTATCAAGCAACGGAAGATAGATAGGAAAAGCAGCAATGCGATTAGACCTACCTTGATTTATATATTTCATATAGACCTCAGTAAATACAACAAAGCTTGTCATACTTTTACCTTGTCTTTTATTTATCAGCTTTACCATGCCAAGTTTAAAGCTAATTATTTCTATTAATTTCAGACCTACTCTTATCTTGTTTCCTCTTGTCCAAGGTTCAAACTTGTGACCTTTTTTATTCATGTGATATACCATCAATCTTTTTTTATATCCTTCATGACTTGTATCTCTGGTATGTCTAATAATATTTTTAAAATGTTTTGGGTCTTGTTCTTCAAAGGCAGTAAACCTTAATTCATCTTCCAACATTTGACCTATCTTCAAGGCTGTTGTAGTAGTTGTTTTAGTTTGTGATACGTTATCAATCAAGACCTTGAAAGCAATAAAAGAAACTACATCAAGGTCTGGAAACTGAGAAAGATATATTGCTGATGTAGCTTTGACTCCTACTTTCCCAGATAAGGAATCAAAGATATGTTTTTCTAAAGCTTTAGTAAGTTCTTCCAGCTTGGCTTCCATTATATTTCTAGCGTAGTAGTTAGAACTCTCACTACCACGCTCAATATTTTTATTCTGTTTACTGATCTTGTTATAGGCAGAGATACTACAGATGCTTTGCTCTAGCTCTAGTTGTTTCTTGCTAGGCTCAGTCATTCAAGACTCCGACAATACTGTGTAAAGCTTTAGGTGCTAAGTGTGCATAGATCATAGTGGTCTTTATGTCCTCATGTCCAAGCCAATCTTTGACCAAGAGTAATTGACAGCCACGCTGAACCAAACGACTAGCACAAGTGTGTCTGCATAGGTGCAAGGTATAAAACTTTTTATCGGCATAGCCTAAGTCAGTCCTTGCCTTCTGCCATATAGCATTTAGTTCAGAGTAATTAAGACTGAACAACTTATCAAAGTCTTTTACTTCTCTGTAGTATCTTCTGAGTATTGACTTGACTCTGTTGGTCATGGGTACAGCTACAGCATTATCATTTTTTCTATCGTTGAAATTAATTTGGTTGTTATCAAAGTCAACAAATCTTTTTTCTAAATTGAGTAGCTCGTTGACCCTACAACCAAGGTCAATGAGACACTCGATAATATCTTTGGCTTCTCTGTTTCTTTGCATACAGTTGAGCCAGCTAAGAAGCTCTCTCTCCATGTCAGTAGTAAGATAATGCACTTTTTGTTTTTTATCTTTTAATCTTCTGGGGAAAGAAACATCTTTAATAAAACCATCTTCAACCATCTCATCTAAGACAGTCTTAAGATAGCCTACCTTTGTGTTGGTTACTTGCTTACTATTTTTTCTTGTAAATCTATGATAATCCATCAGCTTTTTTATATGCTGTTTAGTAATTTTATTTACTTGTAAATTACCTATGGCCTTGATGTTATACTTCATAGCTATCAAGAAATTTGTAGCTGAATCTTCTCCGTTGTACCTTCTTTTATAGACAAGGTTAGTTGCTTCGGAAAGCGTAGGCATTTTAGTTTTCATGGTGACTCTTTAAAAATTGTTTTGTTTTAATAATTTCAATAGCCAGTTCAGCAGCTATCTTATATTTTTTTCTATCTTTTTCAGATAAATTTGAGCCTATACTCTCAGCCATCTCAGCACACTCTTTGCTGTATTCTTCTGTTGGTGCAGTAACAGCAAGCACTAAAGCTTTTGTATAGTACTCACAATTTTTTTCGTAAGTTGGTTTCATGGTGACTCTTTAATAAAGGTTAGCTTGGTATTAGATCATCAACCCTCTTGATCTCAGGAAGCTTTGCAAACTCTATAAGATCAGGGATTGTATATTCTCTGGTGGAATATCTTTTCCCGCAGTCAAGGCATACCCTATAACGCTTTGTATAGGGTATGTTTGCTTTGTTTTTATTGATCGGGTTAGGCTTGCCCGATCTGTTTCTAGTCTGCAAGTTCTTTGTATTAAGACTGCGACATTCTTTGTTAGGGCATACACTCATACAGCTAACTTTCCTTTGTGATAGTAAACTTTTAAATATTCATCAAGCAAAGTTTCATGGTATTGAAGATGCTTTCCTTTATCGTTCCTTAAAATCTCTGCAATGTTTCCGTCAGCGATAAGTTGAGTAGGTTTTACGTTGTGCTTTTTGCAGATCTTACAATAGGTTTCATAGATCATGATTGTGACTCCCAATAATTGATTAAGGTTTTTAGTTCAGAGATTCTTTCTTTAGCTTTATTTGTTTTAGAGATAAGTCTTTCTTTCTTTTGGTGTTCATAAATAGTCAAGCTATCTAATCCTTCCTGAGTTTCTTCTGCTATCTCTTCCATAAAGTTCATTAAATCTCTAAGATAATTTTTACTGTTTCTCTTTTCAAGAAAGAGATAGATTTTTCTATATCAACTAACCCATGTTCATGTCTGGGTAGGTTGTTTATAGCTATGGGTTCTGAGCCTGTAATACGACAGGCTCTATAGTAGATAGACTCTAGTTCCCATAGGGTTTGATGGGTCTTACGTTTAGTCATGAAACCCTGTCATAAATTCACCTTCAAACCAAGGTTTAGTTTTTCTTTTCTTTTTGTTCTCAATGTATTTGTTGAACCTGTCTGACAGTTCAGCAAAAAGAACTACGACACCTATTGTTAATAGGATTTCTAATAAAATCATTTGTGACTCCGTTGTTGTGGCTTATAGGGTAGGCCATGCCCTTCATTGAGTATGGCCGAATAGTTTTTAGTTGTCAACTATTGAAAAATTCTCTAGCTGAAACCTTTGCATAAAAATCTTTGCTCTCGTCATACCATTTTTTAATCCTTTTCTTAGTACAATTTTCCATCTTGTAATACTCAAGCTTAAATTTGTAATGACTTTGAGCATGATGTATGTTCCACTTTTCTTTGTACCATTTAGATAATCTAAATTGAGATCGGATTATCTTGTTAGCTTCATAGAGATAGGCATCTTCATAGCCATACTGTAAAGGAATTTTTATAGTAGTTCTTGGTTCTCCTCTACTAGCATCAAGATTAAGTGAAATCTCAAGAGCAAAGTATGAGTTGCCGTTGACTGTATCTCGCCACTCAAGACCTGTAATATGTACTGTCTTAAGTTTAGAAAGGTTATGTAATCCCATTTGTGACTCCGTTGTTGTGGTTAAAGGGTAGGGCATACCTTATACAAGTATGCCCGATTGATTTTAGAATGTCAACTAACGACTTCTAAAGTCTCAATAAATTTTAAGGATTTACAACCTCTATATGGGTTATAAATATCTCCTTCTTTGTAGGCTTTGGATTCCTTGTCTTGCTTGTCAGCATCAACAAGAGTGTACCCATCAAAAGCCCAAGTATTACAGTCAGACATATCATAAATGTTGACTTTAATAACTTGCCAGCCCTTGAGTCCGTAGTCTCTTTTGGCTTTGCGTACACATCTTGTTGCGTGTACTATGCTTGGA